GAGCAAAGCCGCAGCCATTTCTAGCAGGAATAAATAATGGCTGATGCTGACCGCCTCGTTGCAGCGTTGCGTTACCAGCAAGAACTGGAGGACGCAAGCCGTCCTGCGACCGTTAATCCGTTGATGGCGCGAAAAGCTGAAGCAATTAAACAAAACGCACCAGCAGAAAATATGCTGACGCAATACGCCGAAACAATGCCGCAGAACTGGCAACAGTTCGGGCAGAACATGGCGCAGGCGTACCCAACCCCTGCTACGGGCGGAACGCGGGACCAGATCATGGGCGCGGTTAACCAAGCTGCAATAAATTCAGGGCCGGGAATTACTAGCTTAATCAAAGATTGGCGCTGGAGGCCGCTTAAAGATGTTTCAGCAGACCTGAATATAAAAGAAGTTCCAAAATATATCCAAGAGGGATATGGAACATTTATGGCGGAACAAGCAAAACGGGCGGCGGCGGGTGACTTGGGCGCAAGGGATCTTATAAAGGCTTACGGAATAACGCGAAGCAGCGTAAACCGTGCTGGACGGCAAATGTCGGACGACCTTGCAAGCGGGTTTACTCGACCAGAAGGTTATATGTCCGAATGGTTTAGTTCGCCAGCAGGGAAATCGTATCTAGACGCGGCGCAAAGTGGGAAAGTGGATGCCGCTGCAATAGATGATTTAGTTGGGCGGTTCCAACCTTTTGGAATGTCTCAAGTGCTTGGCAAAGATCTGGAATACGCCGCCCAAAAACTTCCACAGGTAAACGGATCAATTAACGATTTAGTGCAAGGTTCTGTTCCTGAGTGGCGGAAGTTTGCTCAAGGAATATATGGTATAGGCCCAGCAAAGTCTGGTTTCCTTCCTTCAATGCTTGGGCGCGGCGACATTCCTACGCTTGACGCAAGGCAGCTTAATTTGCACACACTAGACAGCGGAGACAGCGCCAGTAAGTTTATGCGGCGGCAAGGTGGAACTGGGGGAGATCAAGCGGTAGACCGCCTCGCCTCTAGGCAGCAGAAAATGAATCTCGAAATAAGCCCAGAATTGCAGCCTTTCTACCAACATTTAACGCATCACGCTGTATGGGACAAGATTGGCAATTCAATTACTACGCATTCCGACATTGTTAAAGCAATGTTAACGGCAGGCATAGCGCCGGTTGTTATACCCGGACTTGTGGAAGTTGTTATGCGCGAGAAGGGAATAAACTAAGTGAATAAAATCTTAGGGCAGACATAATGGAACCAACCAGCACAGGCGTACAGAAATGGCTTAATGTCGTTTCGACATACGACAACGAGTTTAAGAAGTGGGAAGCTCGCACGACTAAGATCGTGAAGCGTTATCGTGACGATAACCGAAGCCAGCACACAAACGAAACCGCCAAATTCAATATCCTCTGGTCGAACGTCCAGACGCTGATCCCTGCTGTGTACGCGAAGCTGCCCAAAGCCGTAGCCCAGCGCCGGTTCGGGGACAATGACCAAGTGGGCCGCGTGGCTGGGCAGCTTCTTGAACGCGCTCTGGACTTTGAGATTGAGCATTACCCGGACTTTCGCGCAACAATGAAACACGCGGTCGAGGACAGGTTCCTCGGTGGGCGCGGCGTGGCATGGGTGCGCTACGAACCTCACGTTCGCCAGCAAAGCGTTCCAGAGGACGGGCTGCAAGTCACAGAGGACGTTGATGAAAGCGAGGGCCAGGACTACACCGCCGGAGAAGAGCCGCAAGAAGAAATAGAGTACGAGTGCGCCCCGACTGATTACGTTCATTGGAAAGATTTTGGTCATTCAACAGCCCGCACATGGGAGGAAGTGACTTGTGTCTGGCGCTGGGTGTACATGAGCCGGGAAGCCCTAATCGAACGGTTCGGAGAAAAGACAGGCAAGAAAATCGCGCTCGACTCTGGCCCTGAAACGCTGACGAACTACGGGCAATCAACCAAAGAACGCACGCGAGCGAAAATCTGTGAGCTTTGGTGCAAAGATAGCGGCAAGGTCTTTTGGTTCAGCAAGAACAACCCAGAAATGATCGACGAGCGGGACGATCCGCTAGAACTGGAGGGATTCTTTCCTTGCTGCGAACCGTTGTACGCTACAACGACCTCAGACACGCTTGTGCCGGTTCCTGACTTTATCCTGTATCAAGACCAAGCAAACGAGCTAGATATCCTCTCAGATCGAATTGACGGGCTTGTGAAGGCTTTACGGGTTCGGGGTGTCTATGACGCAAGCCAGCCCAGCCTTCAGCGACTGTTGACTGAGGGCGAGAACAACGCGCTGATCCCCGTGGACAAGTGGATGGCGTTCAGCGAGAAGGGCGGGCTGAAAGGCAGCATCGACCTCTTGCCGCTGGATACGTTGTCGAACGCTTTGCTGCAATGCTATCGGGCGCGGGAGGAAATCAAGGCGCAAATCTACGAAATCACCGGCATCAGCGACATTATTCGGGGCGCGTCCCGTGCGTCTGAAACAGCGACCGCCCAGCAGATCAAGGGCCAGTTCGCTGGACTGCGTTTGCGTTCGATGCAGGAAGAAGTTGCCCTGTTTGCCAGCGGTTTGATCCGTCTAAAAGCGCAGATCATCTGCACAAAGTTTCAGGCTAAGACAATCCTAGAATACGCCGCTGCCGAGCAGATGAGCGAGGAAGATCAAGCCCTCGTCCCGCAAGCTCTAATGCTGCTGCAAGAAAGCCCCCTGCGAAACTTCAGGATCGAGGTGGATTCTGACAGTTTGGTGCAACTTGACGATCAACAGGCAAAGAAAGACCGCGTTGAATTCCTGACCGCGTTCGGCGGTTTCATGCGCGAAGCGTTGCCCGTGGGCCAGCAATCGCCAGAGTTGTTTCCGATGTTGGTCGAACTGATGAAATTCGGAGTCGG